TACTCCGTGAATTCCTGGAATCAATTCCGGGAGGACATGGGAGTACTAAGAGTCTTTGGACGTTGCTGGAAGACACTTCCGAGTTTTATCGGAAGGCCCGTTCTGTGGACCGGACTGAAGTCCGGAATGCTCACGGATACGGTAAGAACGTCTGCGGGCGTCTTGCCCTCCTTCCAGAAGCGGCGGGGAAGGTCCGGGTAGTAGCTCTGGTAGACTGCTGGACCCAGTGGGCGCTTTATCCACTACATAAGTGGCTCTTCGAAATCTTGAAAGAGATCCCTCAAGATGGGACCTTCGACCAGTTAAAACCGGTCGAGCGTCTATTAAAGCGAGTAGATTCTCGTCAGATCATCTACTCTTACGATTTGTCGTCCGCGACGGATCGTATACCCATAAAGATCCAGGAGATCCTACTAGCGTGTATATTTGGACAAAAGTTCGCAAGAACTTGGGCAACCCTTCTCGTTGGCCGGCCTTACACTATCCCTAAAAAGATAGCGCGAGAGCAAAACGTGGGAACGTCGTTCCTGCGCTATGCAGTCGGTCAACCGATGGGTGCATACTCCTCATGGGGTATGCTCGCTCTAGTCCATCACGCGATGGTGCAGTATTCTGCACAACGAGCGGGCTACAAAGGTTGGTTTGCCCTATACGCGGTATTAGGTGATGACATCGTCATTGCTAACGACCGCGTAGCCAAGAAGTACCGTGCACTATGCCGGTTACTTGGGGTGGAGATCGGGTTGGCGAAAAGTCTAGTGAGCTCTGGGAAAACCCTAGAGTTTGCGAAAAGATTCTTTTACCAAGGATCTGACCTGTCCGGCATGCCAACAAAGTTCTGGGCTGCAGCGCAGTCCCAGTCCGGAGTAGCATGCGCACTAGCTGCCTGGTACCCTTCAGGTACTCTCGGGAACTTCGTGCGGGCTCTTGGCGGAGGGTTCAGGGTCGCATCAAAGGTGGGTACGACACGTTGGGATAAATTGTCCCGGCGGGTCCTCGCACTTTGCGTATCCCTGACGAACCCAGTTATGGGAGCTCGGTTGGCTTTTAGAACTTGGCCTGAATGGCTATGGTCCAAGAGTGCGGATACTTCTCGTCCGATGGATGAGGAGTCTCTAACACAATTGACGCCATTCTGTACTGCGGTGCAGAGTAGCCTGGTGGATCCTGCGATCGCCAGCCTTGAAGATTATCAGGAAGATTTATTCTTCTCTGAGAAAATCGAGGATCCTGTGACGCAAGTCACGGATGCTGCAGCTAATAAGGCTATTGTTTCCGCGACCAACTCTCTCGAGCTGCACGCGAAATCTCTGCGTCACCTTCAGGGACTAAATATCAAAATGAACTTAGTTCATGTCTCAGCTATTATC